TTGTCCTTCTATAACTTCAGGTATTTCCTTAGAAGTTAAGGCCATTTCAATATCTCTTAATATTCTTTGCCACGCAACAGAGTCATAAGGCTCTGGTGCATCCGCAAAACTACTATTTAATAATCGTGCCATTATATACCTTTTATTCTAATTTTTGTTTTTCCACGAATAGCTTCACCGTCTACTGGGCAATTCATTCCACCATGTTTATAATTTTTTTTCCATTTCTTATAAACTTTAGGCTCATTAATTTTTAAATACGTTTCTTGTTTCTTTGATTTAAAAGGCATTAGCGTCTCCCATCTGGTCGTATGTCTAATCGTAAGTCACCTAGTGTCCATGCTACATCGGTTGTTGTGCTTTGTATACGAATAACTGCTTGACGTGAACGGGCTCGTACAAAATTTTGATCTGTTGAAGATGTAACAGCATTAGTTGAATTTGTGGATAACGAACTTCCAGGAAAATTACGAGTTTTAACAACATAATCTACTGTAGCTCCTGTTCCTGTTAAATCTACGTCAGGGATAAGTCTGTTGATAAACATAAACTCATTGCCATCACCTAAATCAAAATCAGCAGATTGAATATAGGAATTCATTGCTTCTCCATCGGCATCTGTTCCTGTTTCTTGAATGTAAATATATTCATTACCACCCGCAGATCCTGCTGCTCTTGGATTATCATGAATACTGTAATCTACCCAAGCAGTACGCACCATACTTCCTATGTCCCAGGTGCCTTCTGTATAATTGTATTTAGCGTAACGATCTATTTCTGTAGATCCTGAAGATACATAAAACCAAAACACTTCGTCAAACATACGATTAGAAGCTGCAAAAAACTTAAAGCTTTGATTAAGATTAATATCATCAAACACATAACGTAATACTGTGCACGGTATTATTTCTATTCGACCTGTGTACGCATAAAAGTTTTCTCTGTCCATCCAGAACACACGATCGCCTACAGTAGTAACCGCATTAGGACCTACTATAGATACGTTACTCGCTAGTAATGTAAAACCAAATGTTAAAGGCGGTCCTACAAATCGCATAGCGTGTAAGTTTGCATCTGTCCAAATTAATATTTCTTGTCTGGTTTTTTGTGCAGATATAATCTCAGAACCAGAAGATATACGTTGTGCGCCAGATGTATTAGTAGCCGTTGGTGTCCAATCAAACGGTGCTTCTTGAGAAGACCATCGTACTAATAATAAATCTTGATCGGTTTCGCTTTGGGCATTACAAGCAAAAGCTATTAAATGTCTGTCCGCACCTGATACCATTATACGTCGTGTTATAGTAGGACAATCTGACGCACCAGATTGTGATGCTAAATCAGTAGCACGAGCAGTTAACCCTAATGTTTTATCCCAATAATAAGGTGTACCATCGTACACACTAAAAGCTAAATCTTCGCCCCAATTGTCTTGTGACCACAATCTAATGTTTTGACCTGTAGAGGCTGTAGTAGTTGCAGGACTTCCCCATCCTACAAAATCATTAGCTTCTTTTACAACTACACCACCGCTATGAGAAACATTACTTGTTCCTCTTGCACTTCTTACAACTCCTGCATCTAGTGTGTTTCCTGTCTTTCCAGTATATAAAATTAATTCATCTTCTATATTAATAAGACCTACAAAAGTAACCGTATCTCCACTTGTATGCCCTGCTATACTAGAACCATCAGAATTTCTTGTTAAATCAGATAAAGTGTTAGAATTTTTTGTACCATAACGAATATACTCACTGTTTATTTTTATAGTGCCTTTATCAGGAAAACTTGTAGCACTTGTTAAAACAATTGAAGAACTAAAAACTGTAATATCGCCATTAAGTGTAGTAGAAGCTTCTTCAAAATCTGTAGCACTTGTTAAAGGAATAGAAGTAGCAGAATCAGAAATACCAGAGGCTAAAGTAGTAGCCGAATAACTTGAAACAACTCCGCCCCAAAACCCTGCTCCAAATCCTGTTCCTGACACCACAGTATTTAAACCTGTGTTAATTTGATATTCCGCAGAAATAGAAGAACCACCACCATTTGTAGAACCACTACTTGCCGTTCCGCCTGTGTCTACTTTATAAGTGTTTGCATCTATAACCTGGGTAATTTGTTGTTCTTTATTTAAATCTGATGTTGTTAAACCATCAAAAGCTGTTGCTCCACTAAAAGTTACAAAATCATTAACCACCGCACCATGTCCGGCATCTGTAACTGTAATAATACCATTTCCTGCTGTACTTAAAAAAGGATTAGTTCCTAATGTTACGGTTTTACGAACAGGTGTAATATCATTATAACCACCACCTTGTTCTATATAAAATTTAAACTCAGTACCTAAACCCATAAATTGAGAGTTATCTAATGCTGCCCATACATGCAAAGAACGGCCTGTTCCTTGAAAAGCTGTACTACTTAAACGAGACCATCCGCCCATTTTCTCTGGGCGACCTTTACGAAATCGAATAAGATCAGAATCATACCAACCGTTTTCACTACCATACGAAGTAGTTTCTCGATTAACGCCTGGCTTAAATACTATACGCGCTAAAGGCACTGTTAACTCCCTACATTAATTTTTCTAGGGCGACCTCTTTTGCGTTTAGGAGCCACCGTAGGAGCACACTGACATCGCGCTCCAAATACTTTTTCAAATAGCTTTTTAAACCAAGCCATTAATTATCTCCTATAACTTCTAACATCGTAATCATCTGGCCAATCTTCTATTGGTGCATTTCCTGTAGGATTTCCAGATCCGTCTTTAGGAACTACAAATAAAGCAGAAAAAGCAGTCATATCTGAAGCACCATCTATTTTACCATTAATAGTAGTTGCTGCTGTTCTAACAGCAGCGACATAAGTTTTTACTGCTGTTGGTATAGTTTTAGAATTATCATAAGTATATCTTTCAACAAGCCAATTATACACACTTATTAAAGCAGTAGCATTTTGATTAGTTTTTCTTTTATAAATTGTTTTAAGACCTTCATTAATCTCTTGATTACCTTTGTAATCATTAATAGGATTTCCATCATCATCAACTTTATTACTATCAGCTAAAGGTAAATCAGAAGCTTTTACTATAGTTTCATCGACTTTATCGCCATTTACAACATATGTAGGAGGTTTTTCTATATAAAATTTTGCATCTAATTTTGCAGCTGTAGCAACAGGATAAATTCCAATAGCTTTTCTTTCTGAATCTGACATAGCTGTTAGTTCAGCTTTATCGTAATTTCTATTAGAAACAGTCAATTTACTTGGTAACTCATTAAAAGTTTGTTTTACTGTTCCACTTTCTACTAATGCCCACATTTTATTTTCTCCTTTTAATTTTTAGTTAGACCACCTGTAGCATACTTCATTGGATTGTGTGCAAAGGCAGCATATACAATTTTATATCCTGAACCATTTAAACCTTCCCATGATGTAATAGGACTAAATCCTGTGCTATAAAATCTTATGTTGTATGTTGTCCCACTTGAATATCCAATATCTGAATTCCAACGCACATTTTTTGTAGTATAATTATACCCTTCATCTTCTCGAGTATATTGAATCCATGACTCTCCAGTTCCTACATATCGTATCATAAGAAAAGCTGGTTCAAAGCCACAATGGATAAAAGGATAATAATCAGGAGATCCTGAACCTGCAATACCTTCATAAGAGCCAAATTTACTAAATCCTTCTGTTGTTGCAAAACACCATAGTTGATAGGTTGTAGAGCTAGCATTTACTCGAGCATAAGCAGTAAAAGGTAAATCTGTTGTATCTGGATTAGTAGTGAACATGCCATTAACACCTTGATTAGCATTCCAAGCATTTCCATTTTCACATTCAGCAAAAGAATCATAATCTCCATTATCATAACCACAATGCCACAATGCCCATCCATTATTTGCACTTGTTGCTTTTGTAATAACCATTGCAGGTTTAACTCCTAAACCATGTTTAAGAACTCCACTGCTGCCTGTTCCAGTATATTTTCCTATTGTTATCCCTCTTTCTGCTGAAGTGTATCTATCTACATCAATGTCTCCACCAGTTTCATTTGTTATAGAGCCACCAGCATTAAACAAACTTGCAATATAACTCATTCCAGACCAATTAATATAATCAACATCACCTAATGTAATGCTTGTTGCTGTTGTAGATCTTACTCCACTATAAGGAGCAGATGCAGTACCATAGCTGTTTAAATTAAATTGTGCATAAAGATTACTGACTCCATAATCTTGTTTCATAGTATTTAACCAACCTTTAGTGCTATCTGTTCTTTTAAACCAACCTCCATCTGCATTTAATTTTGTAGTTATAGTATTAGAATTAGAACCATTACTGCCTGTATATTTTAAAGCTTGATAAAAATTTTGAGGACCACTTCCACCATCTCCTGAATCTGTATCGCTAAATGGATCAGCTGCTGGAGTAGGCATATTTGCAGTACACAAAGCTAAAAATCCACTTGGAGGAGCATATTTAAAATTTCCTATGCCATTTTCATCACTTGCTGTCCCTGCTGTCTGATATCCATAATGGGAACTGTCTACTCCTGAATTAATCGACATAGTTCTATTACCATAGTTCATTGCCATTAAAGATAACCAACCATCTGCTCGTCTTGTAATAGCAAGACCATTTGTTCCATTAGCAGGATCTGCTGAATTTTGCCAAGTATTATTTTTTGCAAAATAAGCTTTATTATTGTCTAAATCCATAGCAATAGCCATATTGTCTCCTGTCGTCCAAGTAGATCCTGAAACTGTGCTTCCATCTTGTATAGTTATAGTGCCACTAGCAGAAACCCATACAGGAGATTGACTAGCAGCATAAGACCCAGGACCTGTATAAGTGCCATAATTTCTGGGCATTCCTTCATAAGCTTGCATAAAACCAATAGCTTGGCTTGCATCAAAAGGCACAAATTCACAATAAAATTTTCCACTCAAAGGAAGACCTTGAGTTGTCATTGCAACTTCATAAGTGCCATTACTATTTGTAAATTGATTATTTCCTGCTCCTAATGTTACAGTGCCATAAAAAGGAAAAGCATTACTGTTCCAATTCCAAAATCTTCCACCTATGCTACTGCTATTATGAGTAGGAGACTCTTTACGAGTTTGAGAAGCTACAAAACCTGTTGCTGTAAAGTTATTACCATTACCACTGCTATCTGTTCCTGTTGCTCCAGATGCAAATTTTAACCAAAAACCTTGACTCCCCCATGTAATCCCAGAGCTTAAATCCTTGGGAATCCAGACTCCGTTCTTGAATTCGCCGAACGTAGTACAATCATAGGATTGTCCATCAGCCAGAGCGACATCAGCCATATATCCTGGCCAATATTCAGCCGTACTATAACTTCCTATCCAAGTTGTTTGACCATTTACATTTACATCTGTATCAAAATCTTGAGCTAAAGAGCCTGTCGTATCAGCATAAAATTCTGTAACTTCATGTCCATTTAAATATTGACGAACTCTATTTGCTGCTGAACCTTGTGTTGTATCTACTCGTAAAACATAATGATACCAACCAAAACCATCTTGTAATCTATTGCTAGTTACAGTTTCAAAATTACTACTTGTAGGATATTGATAAACATCTAAACGATCATAATAATTCGAACTACTATAATTTGGAAAAGCTATCCGAAAATAATTTCCTCCTGTTGTAGATAGCAAAGTATAAGAATCACTTGTATTACCAATAATATTTTTTAATTTTTTAAACCAAACAGAATATGTCCAAGTTTTCCTGTTTCCTCCAGAACCATTAGTTCTTGAAAGATAATCTGCACCACCAGAAAACATTAAAGATTGTTCTATTTGATAATCATAAAAACTTGTTCCACCACCAGATGCTCCAGCAGCACCCATTAATGCTTGTTTATTAGCTCCTAAACTCATTATGCCATCGCCAATCCTGCAGCAAATCCATAAAAATTAGATCCACCATCAAAAGTTGTAAAAGTTAATACATCGACCCCAGAAGTAGTTAATGTAGGAGCACTGCCTCCTGCCCATTTAGCAGAATTTCCTCCGCCACCATGAGCTCCGGCTTTAAAGGTAACTGTACCAGCACCACCATTTGTAATAATAAGAGTTAAAGAATTGGATTGACTTGCTAAAGAGTTTGTAATTCCTACATTAAATGTTCCACTGCCTACAGTAAATGATTGAACATTTCCATTTGTTAAATCTAAATCAAATGCTCCTGTTTTAGAACCATTAGCATAAACTGTTTCCGCATAATCTTTCATTTGTGCTTGTTTTACTACATCATCTGAAAGATCAACTGCACCTGTTCCATTGGTTGCTATAGTAATATCGCCATTAGCTCCATCTGTAATTTTTATTGAGCCTGAATTCGTGCCACCATTTGTATCTAATTCAAGATCAAATGCGCCACTAGAAGATATTTTGCCTGAAGCAGCACCACTTCCTACAACAACTTCTCCTGTTCCGTTAGGAGTTAGTTCAATATTTCCGTTTGCAGCGTCTACTATTTTAATTACACCTGAGTTTGTACCTCCATTTGTGTCTAATTCTAAGTCATAAGCACCATTAGAAGATATTTTACCAGAAGCACTTCCGCTTCCTACTGCTATTTCCCCTGTTCCATTTGGAGTTAAAGAAATATTTCCATCAGCTCCATCTGTAATACTGATTGATCCTGAACTTGTGCCTCCATTAGTGTCTAAAATTAAATCATATGCACCACTTGTTGATACTTTACCAGTAGCAGAGCCATTTCCAACAACAACTTCTCCTGTTCCATTTGGAGACAACCCAATATTACCATTAGTGTTTGTACTAGAAATAGTATTTCCAGAAATAGAAATATTATCAAAGGTTTCTAAATCTAATTTATCTGAAATAGAGATTACCTCATCACTACCATCACAATAAACAATATTAGCTTTTGCGCTTGGTATTGTTACTTTTGCTGCTCCACTTCCTTGAGACATAAGAATATTATAACCGCCAGAAGTACCGTTTTGAATCATAAAAAACGCAGTAGTAGTAGCCGGAGCTATTGTAATCGTACAATGTTGACTTAATGTTCCTGTAAATTTAATAACTCTATACATACCATTTTGAACATTATTAGCTCCATCAGTAGGAGAGCCTGCTCTTACTGTTAACGTCGCTGTTGAAGCATCTGATAATGCTACAGAAGTATAAGACGCTATTCTATCTAATATATCTACGTTATAATTTGTTGTTGTTCCCCAGGTACCTGACTGTTCTCCTGTGGTAATTTTTTCAATTCCGTAATTTGTTGAAAATGTTGAAGCCATTTTATTCTCCTATGCTGCTATTTCTGTCCAACCTGGAGATTGCGTATCTGTTATTTCTGTCCAACCTGCATTTTGACCTGGAATAATTTCGGACCAAACTGTTGGCGTACCTACTAAACCTTGCGCACTTACTCCTGTAGCTACTATTATTACATCAGGAACGTTAACAGTGCCAATATGGGATGTTGTAAGAACACCAGATACTGTAGTTGTTATTCCGCTACCTTCTACTACAGATACACTATTAATAGTAGATGATGCACTTACAGAGGTAGCCGTAACTGTAACACCTGTTCCTTCACTAACAGTTACACTACTTAAAGCAGAAGCTGCTTGAACTCCTGTTACTCCAAATCCTAAACCTACATCAACGCTAGATACTGCGGTTGTTGCACTTACACCTGTAACCGACAGTAATTCTTGTCTAACAAGTGCTGTTCCTGTTTGCCCTATGGCTTGAACTCCAGAACTTACACCTACTGTAATTCCGCCACCTTCAATAGTTGTTACACTAGCTATAGAACTAGATATTAATAAAGCGGTAGCACTGACAGATGTTCCTGTACCTTCAATTACAGTTACACCAATAGGCGTACCCCAACCTCCACTTCCCCATGTAGAACGTCCCCAACCTCCGTCAGGGAATACATCTGCTGTAACACCTGTTACAGAAACCGTAATAGATTGTTCTGCCGTAACAGTAGAACTACCAATAGCACTTGCTGCGCTTACACTACTTGCAGAAACTGTTACAGGTGAAAATCCTTCACTCCAAGGGCCACTTCCCCATGTAGAACGTCCCCAACCAGCATTTAAAGTACCTTCGGTTGTTACACCTCCGCCCATTCCTGAATGATTAGTGCAATAATAATATAAATCAGGAGTAGATCCTCCTATTACTATTTGTGTGTAGGCTCCTGAACTTCCTGGTGTACCGGCAGTTGTTACATTAGTAGTATATTCAGAACCTCCGCCATGTGTTCCATCAGAAGTAGTAGAAAACCGTAAAGGATGACTGCCATTAGAACTATCAGATTGGTCAAACTTATACGTTACCCCTTCAAATAAATTTAAATAGGGTTGTTGGTTACCATTAATAAAATATTTGTTACCACCACCTGCACTAGCAACAGTAACAGTATAGGTAACTGTTGACATTTTACGCTATTCTAATTACCGCATTATTAGCATCATTAGCTGGATACTGAATAGTAAAATCTCCAGAACTTGAAGATTTATTTCCCCCAAAATCTAATACAGCAACTGTTGGATATGCTGCATGACCAACAGTTCCGCCTGTTCCTGCGGTGCTTAATGTAGAATTATAAATTACTGCAACTCTTGCATTACTAATAGTAGATGAAGACCAAGTAGTGTCTGCAAAATCCAAAAACGCTGTGGGAGTAGATCCTGAATTATCAGCTAATCCTAATGTTACACTTCCTAAAGTTTCTCCACCTGCTGAATATCCTGTTCCACTTACTTCATTTGCCGTTGTATATCCTGTTAAATCTTCATTAGCATCCGTTCTACTTGATGTAAACATTGCTATTTTAAAAGTATCAGCCGCTATTGAAGAAGAACCTGTTCGAGAATGGCTCATCCAAAAATGAATACCCACCGTAATTTCTTTTTTATAGCTGCCGCACATTGCTTGATTAATTGCCATTTCACAATCTCCTTATAATTTCGGCCATATCACCATGACCTTGTTTATTAAACAATGCCCAAAGTGTTGTTCTTTCACTTTGCGCCATCTTATTCATATAATAAATAAGAATTTCTCTCAACTTTTCTCTGTGCGCTATCGCTTGATCCCGTATGACAGGCGGAGCGTTTTCACTTACCATCATAATTTTATTTAAAGCTAAATCAGCTATTTGTTCTGGACTATGACCTCCATTTTCTGAAGTCATCACTGTTACACCACCAACATCGCCAGTACCATCTGCTTTAAACATTACTGAACATCCCTTCGTAAGTCATCATAACGATAAGAATCTCTAGTGTTTTCTCCTTCACCAAGATTTTTAAGCCAATTAAGAGATTCCATATAACGATCATTATAAAGTTTCAATAAATTGTCTTCACCTTTCATAAAAGTGTAAGCTTCAACTAAAGAACCATATAATAAAGCTAAAGAAGCATTTGTTCCTAACCAGCTTTCTCCACTTGACTCAACAGTTATGGATTTAGGACGATAAAAATAATGCAATTGCATATCATAAGCTCCTGTAGGAGGAGGTGACAATAAAAAAGTTGTGTCGTTCCAATCTGCATAATACGCTGGCATTCCTGTACTTGTGCTATCTGGGTTATAATCTTGTAAAAAAGTTACTTGTTTATAAAGTAAAAACTCTACATTAGAACCGTTTTTTACACTTAAAGAATACGGAGCTAAAAAGTCTGTAGGCTTTGATAAAAATTGATTACCCGCACTTGTAGAACCCTCTGAATTTTTTCTAAACACAGATAACTGTACTTCTTTTAAAATACGTTCTTCTGCATTTACTATAAAAGTATTTAACTGATTAACAAAAGTTGTTTCTGAATTTTGTGTATAATCTTGTATTGCTGTTTTTAATGTTGTATATGTAAATGCCATTATGCCTCCAATGTAACAGGGCCAGACGAAACGTCACCGCCTCCGCCTGACGTATCTCCAGAAGTTGCTGTTTCACCTCCTGTTGCTGTAATTGTATACGTGCTACTTGTTAATACCGTAACTGCAAAACCACTTGCTGTCTCAATCATACTCGTAGAAAAACCATCAAAAGGTGCTGAATTACGGAATCGTGTTATATCACCTGTAGAAAAACCATGTCCTGGTTGCGTAATAGTAATCGTAGTAGAACCAGCCGTACCAGAGCGAAAAGGATTAAATCCTAATAATACTTCTACAGGCGGTTCTGTTCGCGCCGGACGACTAATACGTAAAGCTTGCGGATCAGGTTGAATACGTGGAGGACTAAGTTGAGGTTGTTTAGCCTCAAACTCATCTGGTCCTACAAGTAATCCATTCCACTCTAAAATCATAGTTTTAAGAGGATATTCTCTTCCAGACCTATCTGAAATTCCTTTAGCGTATTTATTACTAGCAAAACGAGGCATCTTAAATCCTTAATGACTGTTGTGTTGGTACTAAACGTAAAGCAACTCTTTCGCTATCCTCTGCTGAAGCACGTTGCCACTCTTCATCGTACATCTGTTTTAAAAGTCCTATTCTTTGAGGAGCACGTTTTACTGCAAGATAATAAGCTAAACCAGCAACTAAACACGGTAAAAAACGAAAAGGAACATCGGGAGTGTTTTGTGAAGTTCCTACGTCTTCAATGCGTTTTACACGATAGTATACTAATTGATCTGTAGAGTTAATTGGAGCAGGCCATACAGTAATAATAGGTGTTATTTGTCTATCTACGTAATATTGAGTAGGTCTTCCCTGGGATGTTTTATCAGGAATAGCAAGATAATCTCCTCGACTTATTCTTCCTATTGATATATCAGAACCATCTCTACGTATAACCGCCTCTAAGATATCTACCGTAGCTTGCGTATCTGTTAAACTAGGAACAGTAGTTACTGCTGTTACTGTTCCGCTAGTGCTTCCTGTAACATTATCTGTTGCTACAAAAGTTCCTACAGGCACCGTTATAGTAATGGTAGTAGCTGTAGGTTTAGTTATAACCTTAGCAGTAGCTCCGCTTACAGAACCTGTAATTGTTTCGCCAATAGTCAAATTTGCAGAAGCAGCTACTGTTAAAGTAATTGTTCCTAAAGGATATTCTGTAATAGCAGACGTTGTAGAAAGTTGTGCCATAGTTTGTGTCACTTCTTCTACAACCCAAAGATTTAAACCACGATTAGCCCAATCTGAGAACAAAAGATTTAAAGAACGACGTGCTGTTTTAGCGTCATAACCTGTACGTAATTCTAAACCGCAACGTTCATAAGCTTCTTCAATAATTTCTGCTATACTTAGATTAAAATCCACAGTTCCTGAAGTAGCCATATGTTTATCCTCTCGCTATTTTTTCAAAAATACCTTTTTCAGGAGCTCCTTTATCTCCTGGTTTACGCATTTTTTCTCCTGAACCATCAGCAATTCTTTTTCTTTTAGCATGAATATTAGCATAAAGTCCGGCTCCGCCTTTATTATACCTTTTTTTAGGACGTGCGTCAGGAGAATGAACTCCGCCATGCATATACACATAAGCATGATCGCCAAAAGATATTTTGTTTTTGTTAGCATTTCTTGCGGAAATGTTAATTACTGAATTATATCTCATAAAAACCTCCTATGTATTACCGTAAATCTTAATACATTCTAGTATAATAGTATAGGAATCATTAGCTCCTTCGCCAACCGTTCCAAAATATACATCGCCATTAGCTCCTCCTGTACCAAAAGTAGTAGGATTAGGAAGTCCGCTAAAACTAGAGAAATCTAAAACATCACTATAATTTTCTGGAAGTTGTATCGCCTTAACTTGTGTGCTTGCATACCAATTAATAATAACGTTTAACCCTATAGTAGAGTACCAAATCTTATTAATGCGTACTCCTATGCAATCGTTTCCATTTACAGGGTTTTTAGATAATCCAGAAACATCTATTTTTTCAACAGGTGTACTTTCACCGGTATCGACATATGTGTGAACAAAAGAAGCAACATACTTCTGAGGGCCATCCATAATAACAGTATTGGTGTTTGTATCAGCCATAATTTTTCTCCTAAAAAAGGAGCTTCCGAAGAAGCTCCATTAATTAATTAAGTAGACTCTTTACCGTCGTCTTTTACATAATAGTAAATAACGCCTGTGATTGTTCCTCCAGTAGGAGCAGAACCACCGTGTCCACCTACAACTTTAATTCTTTCTGTAGCTGGTACGCCTACATCTCCTAAATCAACACCAGCAGTGCTATCACCGCCCCAGATAGTTAGTACTGCTCCTGAGTCTGCGTCTGCCGCATCTAAATATCCATCTGTGTTAACAAAAGTTGTGCCACCATCATAGTCAGTATAACCCATATCTAATGTAGGGTTAGTTCCGCCAGTTGCGTCACCATTAAAACTAATACCTAATACTACTGCATTTTTAGGAAGAACTACTTTTCTTGTATCGGTTGCTGATACTTGAACATCTGTTCCTGCTGCTACAGTTGGTACTAAATAAAATTGAGCCATCATCATCATGCCGCCACAATAAGTTTCTCTTTTATTGTCACCGCCATTTGAACGAACATTACTTGCAAAAGTTGTGTTAGCCATATTTACCTCCTCATAAAGGGTTTATTTTAGCGTCTTATGAGTATCTGCTAGGTCAGTCGCTAAAAGTTATATATTACCTAGAAAGTGGGGGGAACGTTCCCCCCACTCAATTCGTCTTATGATGTTCCTGGAGATCCATAAACACAACGTGGATCTGAGTAACCGTAGCTGTAACGCTCACGGGCTTTAAATCTTACGTTGCCTGTATCGAAATCGCCTTCCATCTTAGTAGACATGCTTAAACGTTCAAAGTGAATAAATCCACGTGGAGCGTCTGTTTTCACAAACCATGCGTTAGCATCGTTTAAGAAGTGATTAACTGTGTAACCCTGTGGAAGCATTCCCATGTTTCTCATAGCGTTAACATCGTTATCAGCAGTCCCAGGACGTAATGTAGACTCAAGAAGTCTATCAGCTACGAACTGTAAGTTGGATGGAACTATCAATTTAGTACCTTGTACGGACACTTTTAAACCGCGTTCGTCAACGTAACCGCCTATGTCTATTAAAGCATTTTCAAGACTAGTTTCGTTAAGGTCAGCAGCTGTTGTAGGTCTATTAGCAAATGTACTACCAGTTACCAATGGGTGAGATGTATTAACTAAACTTACACCATCACCACCTGTTATAGTAGCTGTGAAAGCGTCGTTTAATATAGTTGCACCTTTAACCTGTTTAGTGTGTGCCATACTTCTTGCTAAAGCTTTTGTATAACGAGAAGCTAGACGATCATAAAGATTATCTTCGATCGCTTCTTCTGTTATTGAGAAAGCTAATGCAATTGTTTCGTTATTATACCTTGCGGTATAAGCTTCTTGTGCATCGTCAAATGATACTGCACCACCCTCGCTTTTAACGGGTGCTGCGCCAAAACCAGATAGCATTACTTCTTCTTCGAATGCTCTTTCTGATGATTCTGTATCAAAGATTTCTGCCGCTTCGTTTTCATACCTGTTATACTCAAGACCAAAAAGGGCGTTGAGTCCAGGTTCTAGCTCTTTAGCGAGCTGTGCTCTAGATATTGCCATATTTCAAGTCCTTCCTATACGCCAGTTGTTGAAACGGTACCTTGGACGATAGATCCAGTAGGTGCGTTAAAGTGATTATTAATACGAACAATCAAACCAATTCCTGTAGCAGTAAAATCTGCATTTGCAGGGTCATCTTCAACACCTACAATACGCAAAGGAAAAGTATTTGTTGTGTTTGCTGTGCTTAAATTAGCTGTAGCTGAAGAAATACCAGTAGTTGTAGAACCACTGTTACCATCCGCCATTTGCACATTAGCAAAAACATCAGCTCTTACTAAAGCTTCTGTTGCAGCACCACTGTTATTACCAGTTGCTATCACAAATAGTTGGTTAGGATCGTCATACACGAAAGCCTTTACTGGGTGGTTACTATCCGCTCCAGATCCAGGCCAATAATTGCTCCAGGTAGTTTTACCTGTTGTGCTTGAAACATATTCACACCCCCAAAACACACCTACTATAGAGACTGTTCCGCCTGTAGCCGCTTGTAAGTCATCAATAACTCCATCAGCTGTAGGAATAACAGGTTGTCCTCTGTATAGTACGTTTGAATTGTCATAGGCGATTCTATATTCTGTGGCACCTGTAGTATTTGCACTTTGACCGAGCTGTTTTAAAGGTCTAAGTCCAAAAGCTCCATTAATATTTGCCATTATAAAATATCCTCTTCTATAATACGGTTAAAAAACTAGTCCTCACTTTTGCGAGAACCTCCAAATGTTACACGAGTTTCTCTTTCTGGCTTATGAATAGCCATTGCAGGATGCTGAGAACGAGCTAACTCATTGTCAACAGCTGCCATTTGATCGCGGGTTCGTGCCCGATAATAGTCATCTCGCTGTTTTGCGATTTCAATGGGTAACCTGCCAAGTAATAATCCACCTACTCCAATAACTCCGGCATGTTTGCCATCGTCTATTGTTGGAGCATCAAAATCTGGGTATTCGTCGCCTCGTACTAATTCCCAACCTTCTCGTGACATGGCTGAAACATTTTTACGATCGTCAAAACCCATAACTTCGGCACGAATCCACCTATGAACATAACCTTCTGGTGGTTCCGGTGCTTCTAAAGCTGATGGTGGCTTCCAGGGCCCTCTGCGTGCATTTTTTTCGCGAGTGTCTTGAGCACGTGATATTCTCGTATTACTTTGGGGAGTTGTGTTCTCCGTTTTTTCGTTTGTCATATTTTTACTCCTTCACATATTTTGCGTATTCTTCTAACGGTACGCCTAATTTCTTTGCTATTGCTACTTGTGAGGGCGACAACCGCACACTTTTTCGTCCACCTTTATTGCGGGATCTGGAAGTCTCGGCAGACGCAACTTTACGACTTCCTCCGTTAGTAGCCTGTGTTCCCAACTTATGAGGAAACTCAGACGCTAATCTTTTATCGAGTTCAGCATAGTATGCTTCACTTTGTGGGTCAAACCCTTCATCCTCAATTAAACGCCTGTGGATACCAAATGAGGCATATGTCATAACTTCATCTTGACCAAACCACTCATTTTTAGCTGCCCAAGCCTCTGCTTTGGGATCTGGTGGCTGTTGCGTTTGTTGAGGTTGTTGTACTTGTTGAGGCACAGGTTGTTGATTCACAGGTTGTTCAGTTTCTGCAGCAACTGGTTTTTTAAGTTTACCTTTTTCTACTGCTAACGTAGCCAAAGCTTCTTGTGCTTCTACCATTTTATCAGCATCCCCAGACTCATGTGCATCTTTCATTGCACGTTTTGCACTAGCTATTTGTGAATCAATTCGTCCTCCGAATTCTTCTTGATATCCCTTATCTAAATTTTGTAAGCGATTTTTTAAAGACTCATTTTCTTTCTTAACGTTTTCTGCAAATTCTACCGCCGATTGTTTTTGGCGTTCTTCTTCGCGCATACGTTTTGTAAGTTTATCAATACGAGATTTAACTCCGGCACTGTAATCTTCTAGTTCGTCTTTTTTTTCTTCGTCTTTTTCTTCAATTACTTCAGTTACTTCAGTTTCTTTAGGTGGTTCCGTTTCGCTTTTAACTTTTTTAGCGTCAGGATTTACGTCTACTTCCACAGCTTCTTCTTCTGCTTCGCCAACGTCTAGTTTTTCTTCAGGCATATTTTCACTCCTCTAAATATGTTTAACATCATCAGGTTCTAAAATTGTAGCGATTACTTCGTCATCATTAAGAATACGAACTTCTCCGCCATC